TTCATCGTTGGCTTATCGCCAAGGACGAACACGCCGTGGTTCGTATGCTGCTTACCTCGATATCAGTCACCCTGATATTATTGCTTTCTTAGAGATGCGTAAACCAACAGGTGACCCTAATGTACGTTGCCTGAATCTACATCATGGTGTTAATATCACCGATGACTTTATGAACATCATTGAAAAGTGTATGTTAGATCCAAATGCAGATGATTCATGGAACTTAGTTGATCCACATTCAAAAGAAGTGAGAGAAACAGTATCAGCAAAACATTTGTGGCAACAAATTCTAGAATTGCGTATGCATACAGGTGAACCTTACATTCACTTTATTGATACAAGCAATAGAGAGATGCCAGCATTTCTAAAAGATTTAGGATTGAGAATTCACCAATCTAATCTTTGTTCTGAAATCATTTTACCAACGAATGAGGAAAGAACTGCTGTATGTTGTTTATCATCTTTAAATTTGGAGTATTATGATGAATGGAAAGATAATAAGTTATTCCTTAATGATGTTGCTGAAATGCTTGACAATGTTCTTCAGTATTTTATTGATAATGCTCCTTCCACCATTGAACGTGCAAGGTATTCTGCCATACGTGAGCGCAGCATTGGTGTCGGTGCTTTGGGCTTTCATGCTTATCTACAACGAAAGGGAGTGGCTTTTGAAGGAGTGATGGGCAAGGTTCTAAACAACCAAATCTTTAAACACATTAGAAAAGGATTAGATGATGCTAACCAATCTCTTGGACAAATACGAGGTCCCGCTCCTGATGCTGCTGGCACTGGTCAACGCTTTAGTCATCTTATGGCTATTGCTCCAAATGCTTCTTCGTCTATCATCATGGGAAATACTAGCCCTAGTGTCGAGCCTTATCGGGCTAACGCTTACCGTCAAGACACTCTTTCAGGATCATTTTTAAACAAGAATCGTTGGTTAGATAAAATTATCAAAGAGTTGACGAAAACGGAAGAAGAATATAATGATACTTGGTCATCAATTATTGCAAATGATGGTTCAGTACAGCATTTAAATCTTTTGGATGAAAATCAAAAAGCAGTATTTAAAACATCCATGGAAATTGACCAACGTTGGGTTATTGAGTTGGCTGCTGACCGTCAACAATATATTGACCAAGCACAGTCATTAAATTTGTTCTTCCGTCCAGATGCACACATTAAATACATTCACGCCATTCACTTTATGGCATGGAAAAAAGGATTAAAAACACTTTACTATTGCCGTTCTGAAAAGATTGGCAAAGCAGATAAAGTATCTAAGAGAATTGAGCGACAAGTTATTAAAGAACTTGATATGGTTCAAGTTGCTCAAGGCAACGATTGTATAGCTTGTGAGGGATAATTATGTTAGAATATGTTATTACCTTTTTTGCAATTGCATTTCTAGATATTGTCTATACATATTATTTAAGATGTGTACAAAATAATCAAGCAATGGGTGCTGGTCTATGGTCTGTTGCTTGTTATATTTTAGGTAGCATTGCTGTTATCAACTATACACAAAATCATTGGTTAATGTTACCTGCAATGGCAGGAGCATTCTTTGGAACATATGTTGGAATGATACTAAAAAGAAATGACAAATGAAAACTATAGCTCTATTTCAAGACGACCGAAACAAAGAAGCAATATCATGTGGTGATGGTATAATTGAAGCATTATCACCATATTTTAATATTAAAATCTTTAGAAAAGAAGAATGTACAGCTGAAACATTTTATGGTGTGGACATGTTAACTTTTCCAGGTGGTATCGGTGATGCAGATGATTATTTTCATATGTTTCCAAGAAAGAGAGCAAATGCAGTAGCAGATTTTGTTGCAAATGGCGGCGCATATCTTGGTATATGTGTTGGTGCTTATTGGGCAGGACCAGAATATTTCGATATATTAAAAGGTGCTGAACCCGTTCAATACATAAAAAGACCAACCGCTGACATTATGAGAAGTTGTAACATTGCGGCTCATTGTGTATGGCGAGGTGAAGAAGAACAGATATTCTTCCGTGATGGCTGTACATTTGTAGGTGACCTTAGTCATTCGGAGATAGTGAGCACATATTTTAATAAAGAACCAATGTGTATTAAACAAGGTAAAATTGGTGTGATGGGTGCTTGTTTGGATTCGTTGGAGTGGTGGTATGATAATAAAACTTTGAAACAATATTGGCATGAAGGCCGCCATCACGAATTATTGTTGAATTTTGTAAACGAATTACTGGAGAGATAGATGACGAAAGATTATAGTAAATTTGAAATACAAAAAGAAATACTATTGGAATATTTACAAGTAATGATTGCTTTACAAGATTGGCACGGAGTTGCTGATGTTGCAATGGATTTACGTGAATTAGAAGCAAAACAAAATAAGGAAAAAAAATGAAAAAAATATTAAGATTCACAGCATCATGGTGCCAACCATGTAAAGGTTTAGCAATGACACTAGCGAATATTGAAACAAATATTCCTATTGAAGTTATTGATATTGACGTACTTCCAGAAATTGCAACAGAGTATGGCATTCGTTCTGTGCCAACTTTAGTAATGATAGAAGATAATATTGAAGTTAAAAGAATGACTGGTGCTCAACCAGAAAATGTCATAAGGGAGTGGATCAATGGTTAAAAGAGAAGTACTACAAAAATTAACGGAAGATAGAAACTATTTCAAACCGTTTAATTATCCATGGGCATATGATGCTTGGTTAAAACACGAACAATCACATTGGCTCCACACAGAAGTACCAATGTCAGAAGATGTTAAAGATTGGAAGAAAAATTTAACTGATAGTGAGAAACAATTTCTTACACACATCTTCCGTTTCTTCACACAAGGTGATATTGACGTTGCTGGTGGTTATGTAAAGAATTATCTTCCATACTTTCCACAACCAGAAGTTCGTATGATGTTAATGGGTTTTGCGGCAAGAGAAGCATTACACGTTGCTGCATATTCACATTTGATTGAAACACTTGGTCTACCTGAAACAACATATAACCAATTTTTAGATTACCAAGAAATGAAAGACAAACACGATTATGTGTTAGACATTTCCTCTAAGAATGGTGATGCCGCTTCAACTGCAACCCACATCGCCGTGTTCAGTGCTTTCACTGAAGGGATGCAGTTGTTCTCCTCTTTCATTATGTTGCTTAACTTTCCACGTACAGGCAAGATGAAAGGTATGGGACAGATTGTTACATGGTCCATTGTTGATGAAACAATGCACGCTGAATCAATGATTAAATTATTTCGTACCTACATAGAAGAAAACAAAGAGATATGGAATGATGAACTTAAAGGACGAATCTACACCATCGCCGAAAGAATGGTTGAACTGGAAGATAAATTTATTGACTTGGCATTTTCTATGGGTGCTATGGATGGTTTGTCTAGTGATGATGTTAAAAAATATATACGTTATATTGCTGATAGACGCCTTATATCTCTTGGTCTTAAAGGTATTTTTAAAGTGAAAAAGAATCCTCTGCCATGGGTTGAGGAAATGATTAACGCACCAACACACACTAACTTCTTTGAGAATCGTGCCACTGATTATGCTAAAGGTGCATTGTCAGGAAATTGGGGTGATGTTTGGGCTAACTAAAAGGAAATCAAATGACAACAAAAACAATAACAGCAGAATGTCATAGTTGTGAATCCAGTTACGACATAGTTTACATGGAAGAATTAGTTTCTGAACATTATCCAGAAATTTGTCCGTTCTGTGGTGAACACATTGAAGAATTGTCCGAGGAAGATGAATACATAGAGGACGATGAACTCAATGATGATGAAAAATGGAACGACTGAACTGGATATATGATAACAAAGATTTTACAGAAGATTTAATTGGTGAAAATTATGGATTTGTCTACCGGATTACCAACATGGTAGATGGTAGACAATACATTGGTAAAAAATTCTTTTATACATCCAAAACAAAACAAGTTAAAGGTAAGAAGAAACGTTTCAAAATTTCCTCGGACTGGCAAACTTACTACGGTTCTAGTGACATTTTACAAAAAGATGTTATACTACATGGCCAAGATAACTTTAAGAGAGAAATTCTTCACTTATGCAAAAGCAAAGGCGAGTGTGGTTACCTTGAGGCGAAAGAACAGTTTGTAAATGGTGTGTTAGAAAGTGATATGTACTACAATAGCTGGATTATGGTTAGAGTAAGAAAGTCACACATAAAAGGATTGCAATGCTAGAGTATTTTAAGGACATGACAGATTTTGATGTTTTGTTTTGGTTGCCTACAAATAAAGAAGATACAATGAAGGTTGAGTGTTGCAAATACAAAAAACCTGGTGAACAAATTGGTGGAAGTCAATTAGGTCCCGAATATCACATTGTAATATTTAAGTTTAATCCAGAAACCGGTACATATGCACATGATAAATGGGATGCCATTTTATCGGATCCTAGGGTTTATGTTTCTGGATTAATTCCACAAGATTGGTATGGTTTAGTGGCCAGAAAAACCACAGAGTCACAAGAATTTGTGGATGACATACTTGCCAAGATTAAAAGTATCTGATATAATACTATTTTATTGAAACTATTGAAAGTTTATTATGATTCTCGTTGACCTTAACCAGGTTTTATTGGCTGGCCTCATGGCACAAATTGCCAATGCAAAAAATGTAAAGTTGGAAGAAAGTCTTATTCGACACATGATCCTGAATATCATCAGGAGTCACCTAAAGAACTTCCGTAAAGAATATGGTGAAGTTGTACTGTGTTCTGACAACCGCAAGTACTGGCGCAAGGAATTCTTTCCTTTCTACAAAGCTGGTCGTAAAAAATCACGTAAGAACTCAGACCTAGATTGGCATCTCATCTTTGATATGTTGGCCAAGTTTAAGGTTGAACTTAAAGAAAATTTCCCATACAAAGTAATTGATGTTGAAGGTGCAGAAGCCGATGATATCATTGGTACACTTGTGCCTCGTCATATTATGCATGAAAACATCTTGATTATTTCCAGTGATGGTGATTTCTTACAATTACAGATGTATAATGGTCGTAGCAAATATAATGTTAAGCAATACAATCCAACACAAAAGAAATTTCTCATTTCAAAAAATCCTATGGATGAATTGAAACAAAAAATTATTAATGGTGATAAGGGTGATGGCATCCCAAACATTCTTTCACCAAGTGATACATTTGTACGTGAAATTCGTCAAAAAGTTATGACAGAAGCCAAACTTACAAAATTCATGTCGGAGAATTATACCGAGTATGATGAAAACGCTAAGATTGGTTTTTCACGTAACCAAACGTTAATTGACTTACGAAACATACCAGACGATATACAGTCTAAAATTATAAATACTTATGAAGAAACCGTACCAGTTAAAGGCAAATTACTGGATTATTTTATTGCAAACAAACTTTTTAATTTAATGGAAGTAATTGAGGAATTTTAATGAAACCCCTATATGAAGTATTTGATGATTTTGAGCAAGCAAAGAGTAAAAAAGAGCGGATGAATGTAATTCAAAAAAATCTTTCTACCACTCTTGTAAAAGTTTTAGAGATGGCTTATCATCCACAAATTCAATGGAAAGTAAACGAGTTGCCACACAACTATAGATTGCCAACAGACACTTTACCTGGCATAACCTATGATAGTTTAGATTCTCAGCTTCGCCGTATGTATATGTTTAATGTTGGAAATGAAACTGCTGAGAAATTAACATCAAAAAGACAAGAAGAACTGTTATCACAAATTTTAGATTCTATTGAACCACGTGAAGCAGAAATTATCTTAGGTATTTTCCAAAAAGATTTAGGTGTTAAAGGCCTTGACTATAAGTTTGTCAAAGAAGCCTTTCCCAATATGTTACCGTAACTATAGGAGTATTAAGTGTCAAAGTTTGTGGCTAAGTTTCGTAAAAATGATTATGATGATGATTTTTCACCAAAGCGTAATAGACGTAGAGATGAAAAAGTTGAAAAAAGAAAAATAAAGCATAATTATGAAGATTATGATTATGGAAATGGTTATGAATCAACAAAAAGAAGCAATAAAGTAAGAAAAAGTTACTAATGTTGTAATCCTACAACACCGCTTGACATTTGACTAAAAAACGAGTATACTTATCATTCGTTTGGAGTAATATTATGATGTTTCATGTGAATCTACGCAAGTCAAAGCAAAAAAATGTGACAAAAGCCGCTCGTGAGCAATATGAGCAGTGGTTGGCTTCGCACCAAAAACCCATA